TCTTCCACGGCCACCTCTTACTGGTGCTTGCGTTATAAATGCTTGCGATTGTTGGCCTCTGCCACCCATACCGCCAGCGCCACCTCTCAAGATGTCTGCGTAATTCTGAGTGCCACCCAGCAATCGGCCTGCGCCACGCCGACCTGCGCCTTGTTGAGCCATGCGGCCTCTACCTGCGCCTGCTTGAGTAACCATAGGGCCACCTGCTTGACTTTGCATTTGCTTTCTTGCCCGTCGATTCAAACTTTCAGCATCACCGCCAAGGAGACCACCCAAACCGCCAGCGCCACGGCCTTTACCGCCTCCGAATAGTGTTGCTGCCTGTCGAGCCAGGCGTTGTTGGCCTTGAGCAAATGTTCCTCTACCGCCTTGTTTTTTAGTGGCCGGTCTTCCGATAGCCCCAGTCCTACTACCGCCTTGCTTACCTCGTCTATTTACCATCGCTTACGTCCTCGCTTGCGTATAGATTATCGAATACCTGATTCACATCAAGTGTGTAGTCAAGGTCCGACTTACTGTAATGAATTTTTTGGGAGGGCTTAAAGTCCGGCGCTCCTTCTCCTGTTTCAAACCATGCAGGGTGCGTTACCCGAACCCTGTTGTTCGGCAAAGCGACGATATTACCCGTCCAGTTGCCTGCATCCAAAAGCTCCATCACATGAGACTGCTTGTGCTGGGCAGGATCATCTGCAATCTCATTATCTGTGTAGTCCACAGTAAAAAGATACCTCGCTGGATACATTTCACCATCAATCTTGGCAAGCCAAGGGCATGGCGTACATCTATCCAATACATATACGGAATGTGTTCGTGAACTGCAATCCCAAGGCTGTGCCGCCCAAACAGGCATCGGATCGGGCCACTCTTCCAACGGAGTGTCACCAACCAAAGCAGTCAAAGGCATCCTTGCCCACATCGCACCACCATGCACGTTTACTTCATCTTCGTCATCGTAAGACTCAGCGCCAGTGAATATCACCTGGAAACTCAAGCTCCGACAAGGCATCGTTGTAACCGCGATTGCCATCGCATGGATAAACTCACCGTGATACTTCAGATGGTTATGTGTGTATTCCTTCCTCACCCAGCACTTGAAGTACGGGATGTTGCTTTGCAAGAAAGCCATCAGGCAGCGTCCTTATAAAATTCTTCTTCCCACTCTTTATGCTGACGGATAGACCTTCTGAAATATGGCAAAAATCTAGCTCCATAAACGATGAAGTGATTCAACCAACTCAAAGGCCAAGGCAACGGTCTCATATAGTCAAGGAACAACACGATCCGTGTATTGTCGGTCATGTTCACCGCGAAATGCTCGTAGGTGTCATCAAACACTACAGCTTTGCCCTCCTGCCATCGATACTCTTGCTGATTAACCACCAGGGCGCACCCATTACCATCGGTGGGTATCTGCAATCCTAAGTGTATTCTCAACACCCCACACCACGGGCCTTCGTGCGGCATCAACATCTTCCTTGGCCCAATCACTGAGAAATACGCAGACACCACATTCTTCTCGGCGTCTAGAACTTTCATCGTCTCAGGAAACTCTTGGCAGTTGCGCTCAAACCTTACCTTGCCTGCCTTGAGAAAAAACATCTTCCACTTGTCATCATTGGAAATGTACGTCTGATCTGGACTAATGGTCTGGAACAGCGCGAAGTCCTTGATGCGATCTTGCATCTTATCGAACTCGGCCCTGATCACATCGTAGTTCTGCTCCAATACAGCAGTCACCGGGAAGTCAGCGTTATGAAAATAAACCCGATTTCCCAACTTAGAAAACTTCCTGAAAAGCGGCCTGAAAGCTTTCTCAATCACCCAACCATTGACTTCGATCAATAGTAGTTTGCCTTTCTAGTGTAGTGCGGCTCGTCTTCTTCGTCTGAGTTGAGCCTCAAGAACCCGCCCTGCCGGAACCTGAGTAGTGCCTGTGTCGATGAGTCCACCAGGTCATCATGCTCCCCAGCAGGAAATGATGCGAACTCTTCGATCACCTCTTCTGCAAATCTTGTGGGTGGTGCCCACACAATACCTGAAGCAAACAGATCAGATACCGCATTGACACGACTGATCTTATCGTTGCCCCTAGACGGGGTGTACTCTGCGACAGGTATCCCCATCGCTCTCAACTCAAATATCAGCGGCGTCCCAGCAGCCTTCGCTTCTACGATAGTGGCATCAGGCTGCCAGTCCACATAAAACTCTTGGGCCGCTTTCTTCAGTTCTGGGAACTCCAGGCGATCCTTGAACGCATCAAGCAATATAATATTCGGCTGAGTAACACCGTCGTCATCAGGTCTGTAAAAAACGCCCCATGTAGTGCAAGCCGAATAGTCTGAGCGTTGTGTTTTTAAAAACGCAGTGTCCCAAGACTGAATGATGAATTCGCAAGCAGGCGGTCTTTCATCTTCCCACTCTTGCCACCACTCTCGCTTAACCAGCGCACCCTCCTCGGAAGTCGGGTTCTGCTGATACTGAGCATTCCACTTCGGTGCCGGTAATTCATTACGAAGAGCAGTCAACTCATCTAAAGACCAAAACTCCGGCCACAACGCTTTGCCTGATGGCATGATCGCGGGAAACTCAATCACCTCCCATTCATCAACCCCAACACGCTGTACCGACGACTTGATAATCTGCCCGGTCAGGTCTCTCTTATGCCACCGGGTCATCACCACAATGATCGCTCCGCCAGGCTGTAAACGCTGGCGCGGACCCGATGTGTACCAATCATACACCCGGTCAAAAACACTAGGGTCTGCACTCTGACCTTCCTGCTCTGAATGCGGATCATCAATGATCAACAAATCCGCACCCTTACCCGTCACAGCACCACCGACACCAATAGCAAAGTATTCCCCGTTCTTGCTGGTACTCCATCGACCAGCAGCCTTGCTATCAGACCGTAAACCTAAACTAGGAAAAACAGCCTTGTAGTCATCGCTATCGACCAGGTTCCTCACCTTCCGACCAAAGCCAACTGATAACTCTGCGGTATGTGCCGTCTGAATAATCTTCTTCTCAGGAAACCGACCCAAAAACCATGCTGGCAACAGATAAGAAGCAAACTCTGATTTGGTGTGCCTCGGCGGCATATTCACGATCAGCCGCTTCAACTCACCATTCGCTACACGCTCAAAAGCCTTAGCCATAACCCTGTGATGCCTACCCTCAATAAACGCAGGCCACACATACTTGGTGAATCCCATAAAGCTATCACGCGCAGACTCCCGCTTCTCAGACTCTTCAAGATCATCCAACAAAGAAAGGATTTCTTTCTGCTCTTCAAGCGGAAGACTAGGGAGTGCCTCTAATAGCTTAGTGTCAATCCGATTTGACAAAATCACTCCAGGGGTTTTATCGATAGCTATCGATAGATAGCTATCTATGTGAAAGCTAACCACGTTTGCTTTCCCGGCCCCGACCACCCCAAAGGGGCCGTCGTTAACCTTCAGATCGAAAGCTATCTATAGTCAACTATAGGAGATTTTAGCAGACTCAAGCACTTGACAAAGATTGTCAACAGTTACTTCAAAAAATTTGAAATTTTTTTTTGCGGCCTGGGACTCCTAACGAAAACTACACAAAAAAAGGGCACGCTATTCGTTGTATGTGTTAGTTACCAGGAAAAACAGGTAATCGTTTGTGTGTTTTACTATGTATAGTGCGTAGTGCCAACAGTTTGTATAGGGGGGTTGGGGGTCGGTCGGCCCTGGAAAGGTGTCAGAAAAAGACCCCAGCCTTCTAATGCAGCTCGTTTGGACTGCCGCCTTCTATAGCCTGATCAGCCTCGGCCTGGGACAGCCGACGTTCAATCTCGGCAGCAACCTCTTCTGCTGATCGATCAGCCTTTTCTATAACTTGCTTGTCACTAAAGAGGGCCACTGTGCGGCCAAGCAATTGGGCGGCTTGCAGTTGCGCCGCTGTCGGTTCTTCGTGGGTCGTCGGATCGATGCCGTCCTCGACCCATCGCCTCAGTTTCCCCACGACGAGTTCTCTATCCGAGACCGCTTTGCGCTGTATAGCCCGCTCCTTCAGCCCGATTAACTGATCGATCCTATGGGCTACCTTGGGGTCTTTCATAAGCTTCGACCCCTCGGTATGCACCGTCTGATGTTTGCCCTTACTGGCGTATGAACTTCTATACGCATCGGCGTAGCTCTTACCCCCAGCCACTGCCTGGGCAAACGCCTCCTGTTTTGGTGTCAACTTGCTCATTCGATCAATCCGCCCTATAAGGTGGCACCAATCCTATCGCCCCAGATCACCTCCAAACAGACCACGACCAACAACCCATATTAGTGGCAAGTCGTGCAAACTGCCCCAAAAAGCCCAAATCGCTCAAATTATTTTTGTTCGTAAGTTATTGATTCGTAACGATAAAAAAAATAGTTCAAATTATTTTACTGCTGGGTATTGCACGTTGTTCGTTATTCGTTTCTTATAATCCCCGTTGACACGGCAACCGCACTACATAACTTAATACAGAGGACATACGACATGGCAACACGAACAATCGAAGAAGCAATCGTCCATTCAACGGACAAAGAGTTCCAAGCATTCATGGGCGACAAAGTGAAGGGGGCAATCGAAAGCATCCTCCACGATGCCCTCAAAGAAAAAGGCTGGGATGGTTCACTGGATTTGATCGACTGGAAGGCAAGCTTTGAAGTGACGCTAGTGCAAGAAACATACGAAGACGAGGAGTAGCTGTCGAAACCGCTTCGGCGGTCTGCATCGATTGGCCTTGATGCACTGACGAGACAGGCCCAACTTAACTAACGGAGACATCCCATGCGTATTCTTTCATTTGGTGGCGGCGTTGACAGCAGCACCATCCTGGCTATCCACCTTCTAGAAGACAACATCGAT